CTCATTGCGCTCTAGTATAGCCTTTTTCTTTTGCTGGCTCCTGCAAACCAAAGATGGCTTTAAAAATTCTTCTCTACTTCGTGACCTCCTATTGCGCCCAAGATGGCGTAACACCACCTTGTTGTTGTGGTGCAGCGGCTTGTTGTACCGGCGGAGCATAAGCAGGTGCTTGTGCAACAGGAGCCTGTACAGGTGCGGTACCAGCGGCAATAAAGCCCTTGGCATCAGCGGTAAGAACAGCTTTGATCTTGTTCTTATCTTCGTAACCATTGGTACCTTTTTCGATGCCGATTACAAAGCAGATGCTAAGACCATTTAGATCACCCACGCCGTTAAGGCTACGAGCAGCTTGTGCTTGCGGTGACTCATCCTTGGCTGACAGATTAAACGCACTGTCAATCATACTCTTTAGAGTGCGCAAACCAATCTCTTTGGCAACTGGAATGCCACGCTCTGAAAGCTTGTTGCCATCAACAAAGATGTTGTGCCACACCTTACGCTTATCAAAATCACCACCAGCAATGGTTACTTCAATCGGCAACCACTTGGCGCTTGTTGACTGTGACGACTTAAAGAAGTTACCCGCGCCAAACTCTGGCAGATCAATGTCGCCACCAGATAGTTTAACAAAGCCACGAGCGACTGTGCCATCAGGAATTAACTCAAAGGATGTGTTATCATACTCTTGAGCAGGTACGTTGTTTAGGTTAAGCATTGTTTTCTTCTCCTTCTGCAATAACCACTTCATTTGGATTGACAAACGCCATTGGCCTGTCAACCTGTGCTACCCCACCAGACATCTTTTCAAGAAGCTTGCCTAAGTGTGGCTCTTCAATTAAATCCAACCGACCACTGCGGTCTTTAGCTGGATAGTTCCACTTGTTTAGAGTCTGACAAACAAAGGCGCGGAACTGATTGCCTTCATCGCTTGTCAATGTTGTCATCGTCAAAACCTCATCAACGATGCCGGGCAATTCGCGCCCAGTCTTACTGCCCTCAATCTGAAGGGAGTATTCATTACGTCCATAATCATCAGTTCTTTCGTCAAGGATGCCGACAAAGATCACGTTCTTATCACGGATATGCTGTAGGTGCGTTAGCCAAGCCATCATCTCACGCCCCTGCATTCCGTAGACTGCACGAGTGTCCAGCTTTCCAGAACGATCAGAGCGAGACTCTGGTTGATTTTGGCAATGACTAAAGCAAAGACGACCAGCTACTGTGATACTATCAACAAAGATCGTATCGTACTTAGCCAGCGTCTGATCTGGATCGCCGTAGATAGAACACACATACTGATAGTGTGCCTTACTGTACGGCGCATCATCGTTTAGTGCTTCGTTGGGTCCGCCCAAGAAGCAAGCAAAGTCACGGCAGTCCTGCCATGTCTTTGGACGTAACACATCAACCTTTACACCTTCGATAGCAGCATCACCTGCTTCTAAGTCCATAAAGAGTGTTGTGTCAGTGTTTAGGGTGCGGACAAGACTGGTCTTGCCCACCCCTGACTTACCCGCGATCACAATCTTGTGACCGCGCTTTTCGGCAAGCCGCTCTTCTGCTGAAATAATTTTAAGCATTATCAACCTCAATATTTACGGATGTGCCTTGCAGAAGAACAGTACGACACTCTGACAGAGCCGCTTTGATTTCTGGTGGGGCTTGTTGGAATTTGGCCTCTGAAACAGAGACCTTTACAGAAGCATAGTGCTTCGCTGTATCTCCATCCATCGCATCAAGAGCAGAAATCAACTGATCATGATCCCAGTCAACCTTCTTGCGAAAGTCGAGGGTAATCTTGAACCCATCAGCCTTGAGCGTTGCTTGCCCAAAGTCTTTACCTTTATCAGCAAGGTACTGACGAGCCTGATCTTCAAATTGTTGGATAAGAGAATTGTTAATGACCTTTAGTTCTTTTTGAAGGTCACTAATCTTTTGCATAACATCATTACGCCGCTCATATACTGGCGTAAGATCGTTAGGAATAAATGGGGCTGGAGCGTTAAGCATGTTGCCCTCCTTTCGTTTAGTTGCTTCCACGATTTATATTTAGGAAACCTCAAAAGGATTGTCAACTATTTTTCTTAGATAATTTTATCTCAATACCGTGTACGGCCTTCATGAGCTTCTTTTTTAGTTTGAAATCAGCGGTTTCCACACCCTTTGCATCTTCAACAATTTCTTTTGTGGAGCCGTCTTCCTCAACTTCTTTGTATCTGAAGTCTGCAATGTACCTACAAATCTTTTCACCGTTTACAACTATTTCATACTTTATTTGTCTCTCTAAATCTCGTATAGCCCCGGCGCGTTCCATAGCTGTTAACTGCCCCCAACGCTCCGCCTCCCATCTGGAGTCAAATGTAAATCCCATGAACTGCGTCTTCTTTGCACCATACTTATTATACTTGCGATAACCCTTAAACATGCTAATATATGCCCACTGTTGTTAACTTATGGGAGCATTATAATGGCCGATCCAAAGCAATACAAGTCAGTTGCTGTAGACATTAACACACACAAAAAACTCGTTAAGCTTTCTACTGATGAACACCGAAAGGTTAGCCAGCAAATTGCAAAGCTTGTCTATGACGCATATCAAGACCGGTACGCAGATGAAGTGAGGTCTGGCATTGGGTCAGCAGCATGAAGGAAAAGGGGCCTATACAAAAGCTTATAGACACGGGGCAATGCCCTCGCTGTCGTACAGCAGTAGACTACGACAAGGAGCCTGCTGTCTGTGAGGTGTGTAAGCTAAAAATAGGAAACGCTACAGACTTTCCAGATAAGAAATAGTGTCTTTCCACGTTAATTCGATTGTGTTCTCGCAAAACTTGCTGGGGTGGATTCTTTTTGACACTTGCTTTGCAACCTTTTGTATAGGCGAAAACCAAATGTTTTCTATGTCAAGGGCGACCATAGCAACGATGTCACAATCAGCTTCTGTGAGCCGTGTTTTTTTGCCGCCTTTTGATGTTATAAATTGGTAGCCATTGTTTCTGTTAGGCTCATGTCTTGCTTTAAGCTGGCTTGATTTAACTTGAATGCGGTAGACCCTTCCATCAAGCTCTGCAATTATGTCAGACGTACCCATGTTAACAATGCGGCACTGAACGCCCATCTTTAGCAACCGGAGAGCGCATATGTACTCTCCTATTGCGCCATTATCTACGTTTGAAAGTGAATTAAGGATTGCACTGCTCCCCTTGGCAACAATCATAAATTACTTGATCACATTCTAAACATTGTTCATGTCCATGTACAACAATTGTTCGTAATTTATTTCCGCAACGGGGGCAATGTTTGTAATATTTTTGGGGCGGCTGTTCAGTCGTTTGATTTTTTCCCACAGTTAATAATCTCCTCGATGGTTCGACCGCAGCCAATACATCTTACGCGCTCTTTGTCTAGAACACATATCCCGACACATGGGCTTTTAGTCATCAGCAAGCGCCCGGAAACGCGCTGTAAGCCTTTTAGCCCGATTGGGTACCTGATCAAACCAGCGGCTGTCTTCTGCCTCTGCGGCCACAGTCATCCATTCTTTAGGGTCTTCCATAGCTTCTGCTACTGCTGCCCACATACGCTTAAATTTGCTAAAGCGCGGATAGCCTAGATTGAATGTCATGTTGCACAACGCTAGAGCGGCGTCTGGGTACTTCAGGTCAAGCTCGTTAAAGTCTACCCCGACATTGCTGCACAGGCGGTGACAGTCCTCAATGGTGACGGCAATGTCTAAATTAAACGCCTTGCGAACCCTGTCCTCTGATACTTCAGTGCCAACGGGCTGACCATACTCTGGGTCATGCTCTTTAATTAAATGACCAATTCCAAACGTAGGGAGATGCAAATGATCTAAATAAATCAAATACTTACAGCCCTCGTCTTCCGCGAGTTCTTCTCTTAACTGATCTTTGTTCATTATCTTCCTAACAGTCCTGCTGTTGCGCCACGAATGCCTAGCGCCTCTGCTATGGCTGGATTGTTTGTTGCCATCTCACGCAATGTACCGCCGCTAGAAGGTGATCCTTGAGCGCCTATAGGTGCAGTTGTGCCGCCAATTAATGGTTGCGTAACATCAACGCTGCCGAGTCCAGATGAGGCAACGGGGGCTACTGGCTTGGGTGCCATAGCGTTATAGCTTCTTTCGGCTCTTTCTTGTATGCCGCGAACAGCTTCTTGTCCAAGCTGGGCAGTAGCTTGCCGAGTTACTCTTGCCACATTTTCAACAAGGCCAAGCCTTGCTAAAGCGCCAGACGTAATATTATCAACCCTATCAGCCGCCGCAGATTTTCCAGCGCGTCTTTGTTTTTGCACGGCAACAAGCTTTTCTAAAGCCTCTTTGTTTGAACTCAAGTAAGAAATTACTTTAAATTTCGCTATATCTTTGTATTTACTAAGCGCATTTACAGTGTATGTTTGAGCGCCAATAGCACCCTCAGTTCCAACATCGCCCAAAAACTCAAGATCTTTTGCAAAGTTCTCCAAGGCATCAGCGCCTTCTTTGCCCAATAACTCATCAAG